CTTATATATACTTCGTTTCGGCGACGGCGTAAGATACGGCGATTCTTTAGTGGAAATGTTACTCTCAAGCGACAACGCGCCCGTGTCATAATTCTGCCTGTAATTCAACCCGCTCCACTCGACTTTCGTCATTTTATTCGCAGGCGTACCCTGCGGCAGCGGGACTTGTAAATACCCAAGTTCTTTATTTTGCATAGATACCCCTCACATACCAAATTTCGCCTGACGTAATACCAGCCACTGCCTGAAACTTTCAAGCAGGGCGTTATAGTCGTTCAGCCACTTCGCCGCTACAGCGTCCTCGTTGCACAACTTATTCGCTTCGCCGCGCAATTTCGCCTTGAAAAGTTCGATAAACTCATACGGTATCATAACATTTACAGCCGATCCGACTGTTTTTATCTTCGGACGCACAAAATAAATGATTATCATTTCTTCTACTGTATCGTCCGTATGATACCCCACGTCAACGCCGACTTTATAATACGTGTTTGGGAATATAACCCCGCTCGTCAAAGTGGACTTTATAAGCTGCACGTCGTCGGCATAAATCGTATATATATCTTCAAACCTGACCGGACTTTCTCCCGCAGGCACAGTAAGCGAATTAATCTTTAGCTTATCCGCCGTCGGATTGGCAACCAATATTTTACCCTGTTCCCTGATAAACTCGCTGTACAACAACTGTTCAAGCGAGTTCAGCCATGTTATATATGTCCCGTCCGTGATTTCATAAGCGACGTCAATTTCGCTTTTCAATTCCTTTATAAGGCTGTTCGCCGAGATTCCGCTGTCAAACATTTAACTCCACCCTTTTCTTTTAATATGTTTACCTTTTGAATAACCGCTCCAGTAATGATTAAACGCATATTTAGTTTTGCGGACAAACTCGCCTTTGTATGTATCTCCCTGACCGCACAGGAATAATATATTATCGACGATTGCTTCGTGATATAGCGGCAATACAGCCGTTTCGTCCGACAAGGATTTTATGGGAACATTGTCTCCCGCGGTCATGTTCCCGCCGAATACCGCATAAGGCATATCGCCGTAAAGCGTCGATATTTCGTTCACGCTGTCGTTGAAGTAATTAAAAAATATCCGCTGCTCGACCGGCGTTTTTATATTCACTTTTTCATATATTTCAAGTATCGTCATATTAACCACCATTTTTTAATTTATAATTCACAATGCACAATTCATAATTATTCTTTTTAAATTGTGCATTGTGAATTTTTAATTGTGAATTGTTAAATCGTAGGCGCGGGGACGTTGTATATCCTCACGCAGCCGCCCGGATTCGTGCATATAAGCTCGCCGTAATTGCACAATAACGCGCGGTAAACTGACTGCTTTTCCATGAGGTTGAATATGCCGCCGCCCTGTAATTCCGCGAAGAACCAGTCGAACGAATGAAATTCAAGATCGCCCGTTTCAAATCCCCACATCTCCCTCACCGGTATAAACTGCTCGTTCGCAATCAAAACTTCCCGGTTGGAAAATATGAGTTTAATTGCCTTGAACCCGCCGACAAGTTCGTAATTGCTCTCTATGCGCTGATTCGTCTGTTTGAGATACTCCACATAACTGTCGTAAGCGTCGTCGCCGCATAAAAGCATATCGACTTTGGAGTTTTTATATCTCTGCGCCCGTCTTAATGTCTGCGTGAGCAGGGTGTCGTCGATCCCCGCGCTTGCGTCCTGTTCAGTCGGTTTCAGCCATATATTCGTCGCTTTGTCAACACCGTACAGCGAAGTTATAGAGTTATCGAATATCGCGCCTAACCCCGTAATTTCACGTTTAAACGATTTTTGCAGGGTAATAAACCCAGCCGCAAAAGTAGTCGCCGCGCCGTCTATCGTGATCTTATTGCCCACGCGGTCAACTGCGGTGATCCTGCGCCCCGCGACTGCCGGAACCGTGCCGCCCGTCGCGTAAATATCGATTATAAGCCCTTCCATGACGTTTCTTGTACTGTCAACCGTGATAACATTACCCGCCGCACCCAGCGCGGATATACTTGCCAAAATACCCTGGCCGTTGCCGTATATAGCGCGTCCGACGTTCCATTTCGCCGCCTCATACGCCCCCTTGACTTCCGTCTGTAAAGCGTCGGCCATAGAGCCGTTAGTCCCAGTCAGTTTTGTCGCCTTGACAGATATTGCGACGTCGCAGTACATGTCTTTGGCAGTCGCGTTGAACCTCTCGAAGTTTACCGCGCCGGGATCGGGCGTTTCCATACCCTCGGAGCCAAACCCGAACCCGCCCGCAAGGCCTATCGGCGCGGACGCAACGATTTTATTTGATTGCAGCGTTTTCTTTTTGACTTTGCTCATGATAATACTCGCCTCAGTCGTCAGCCGGTTTTTCCAAAGCGGAAGATAATATTCTTTCAACGCTTTTTCGATATTAATTAAATTCTGTTCTCTTGCCATAATTTTTTTTACCTCACTTTTTTTGAATTGGGTTTATATAATTTTTTAATTAAAAAATTTCCTTGTAAGTTCCAGAGCCTCGTCAAAATTCGTCGGTTCTTTGGGAATATTCAACGCCGCGTTGACCGCTCCGTTCGACGGCGACATCGGCGGCACGTCCTGATTGCCTTTGATTTCCGCAAGCCTCTGTTTGTCAATCAAATCTTTAAGATCAGGATTCGACTGATAATACTGCATAAACTTTTCAGGGGTCATTGCATTTTCTTTTGCCCTGTTCTTGCTGTTTATCCCGCTCGCTATCAAATACGCCATGATATATTTTTCGTCAAGAGGCACTTCAGACCCCGACAACGCCTTGTTGTTCGCTAAGATTTTGTCAATCTGCGGGAGCATGGATTGAAAATCCTGCAACTCCGGCAGCGCGGATAACGACGTAATAATTTCGTTTTTTTGCTTCTGCTCAATTCCTTCTTTTGCCTGTTGAATAAACGGCGACAGGTCTTTCATCATAGTAGCCTGAATATACTGCGCCATGTCCTGCGCGTATTTGCCCTGTTTCTCTTTTAACGTCGTTTCGTCGTCAAAGGCAAGCGTATTCAAATCAAGCGTCGGAAACTCCAGAGGTTTTTCAGCCATAGCGTTATTCATGACATTTTCTTTATTTGCGTCGCTCATCTGTGTCATTGCTTTTTTTAACTGGTCATTCTCCGCTTTTAACGCCTGCAATTCGCCGAACGCCCGCTGTAATAACAATTCCGGCGGCGGCTGCTGCATTTGAGGCGGGATTTGCGGCGGCATCTGGGGCGGCGGTTGTCCCGGCGGCGGATTTCCGTTAGGATTAGATTGTTCCGGCGGTAAATCGCCCGGCGGCGGTTCTTCTCCCTGTTCATCATCTGCGGCGAACATCTGAGCCGCCGCCAGCTCCGCCTCGTCAAAGTTATTAGGCCCGGTGAAGTCCTGATTATTTTCTTCAAAATCCATGATTATTTTCCCCCTTGTATTTGTTGTATTTGTTGTAATTTTTGCTGTTCTTCCGCCTGAACTACCTGCTTATGCTGCCTGTTGTGCTGTTCAAGCAACTGCGCCAGCTCAGGCTTTTTCATTTTACTTATTTTAAATTCCGTCTGTAACATATACCGCTCGTGTTCTTCGATATGTATTACATGGTCGTCGATTTCTGATACTGCCGGGATAACGCCGCTTTCAAAAGAGACGTTCTCCCATTGCGCCGCCTGCATTTGCAGCATATTTATACTCATAAGTTCCGTGTAATTGCCCAATTTCATATATTCGATTGCTTTATATTTGACTTTATCCGGTATTCTCCCGGAAGGGTCGGTAAAAAATCCTAAATTAACAGCCTCGAAAAACCTCTGTTTCTGCATTTCATCGGAGACAATAAGCTCGTTTTCAGTCGCGTATTCTATATCGTAACTCGAAATATCTTTGTTGCTCCACGTTATCGCCGCGGCAATATTGTTCGTGCCGACATAATTGATAGCCCTGCGCGTGTTGGCGTATCTCTTATATATTTTCAGCCAGACTTTCGCCAGACTTTTAACGCTGTTGCGGATATGGTCTCCCGTCAGCGACAGTCTTGTATTGTCAATATCGCGCAAATTCTCAATAGCTGTGCCCGACGTGACCCCGCTCGGCGTAGCCCCTGTGACCATTAACTGCGAAACTCCCGCCGTGTATTCCATGTCGCGTATCAGGTTGTGCCGCTCCGCCATGACTTCCGACGGCAGTCTGCCGTTCTGGGCGGGGACAGGCGGTCTGGCTCCCTGTTTATATATCAGCATTGCCCCCGGCGCGACACCGTTTTCCTCATAGTCGTCAGTATCGATCGAACCCTCCTCAACGATATACGACTGTATCGCTATACGCTTGATATATTCATGTATGCGGTTGATACACCCGTTATATGCCCGTTGCAGAGGGATAAGCTCCTCAATGACGCTCCGCCCGAAAAACTGCCCCGCCGTCTCTTTACACACAACTTGAACAATCGGTATCTGCTCATACGGCAAATCTCCGTAATACACAAGGTGTTCGCTGCCGACTATAATAATCATCTTCCCGTTCGGGCAATGTTTCGACGGTTTTTCAAAATATGTTACAACCCTTTCAGCGTCGTCAACGGTTCTGTGTCCCATAGACATGACCGTGCTTTCATAACCGAACCCGCCGCCGTTGCCAATCGGTGTCAACTGAAACGTATCGACTTTCGATCCTTCAACTTTCAATCCGTACAAATCGTAAATATCGTCAATACTTTTGACTTGTTCAATTATAATACTGCGCTGCGCCTCAATACCCTGCTTAAATATACTTTCAGGATAAATCTCATACGGCGTTAGCAATCCGTAATCCAAATCGCCCTCATAATACGCGACTTCTTTTACTTCTTCAATGCCGTCATTCCCCAAAACAGCGACTTTTTCCGTGACATACTTCTCCCCGCCGTCCTTATTCCACCACGACAGCCAGAAACAATTCCCGCAGAGTTCATTCCACGCTATCATCGTATTCATATGCGTTTCAAAATTCGTGTTTGTCTGGATACTGCGCAAAATAGCGGTTGAAACATCGGCTTTCGCGTAATCGTCAAGCTCGTTCGTCGCGGGTCTGACGGTCATTAAATACTTGATCCTTTTAAGATTCGCGATCCGGGTTTCAATCAACGGCGAAATCCTGTTAAAAGATTCGCGTTCAAGCCAGTCATACACGGGCTCTACCTGCTGTATGTCATTCCCGCTGTACGGGTTTATATCGCAGAACTGATTGCCCAGCATAAAATTCGCGTTCAGCACCCATTGCTGCTCCAGCGGCGAACGCTCATTTTTCCGCTTTTCGAGTTTCTCCAAAACCGTTGATATAATATCCTCGCGGAACAACTGTTTGCCGTTATTGTCAACGTCATAAACTGTATTTTCATCGGCGTTTTCTTTATTTCCGCCGAACCCAAACATCTTTTTTATCCCCGAAAATATGCTCATCTATCCTCGCCGCCTTTCCCGCCGTTGCGCCATTTAATTAACGCCCGTTTATGCCCCCGCATTCCGTCGTTTTTCTTCTCTTTGCTTTTCGTATGATTCGACAACCCCGGCACTCCGTTGTTTTTTTCAAGTAAACTATATAATATCGATCTCTCCCGGAGATATAAAAAATTCTGTACGACTATAATGCCGAACAGAACTAATATAACAATACACATTATTATCATTTTTCAACCCCGCACGTTTTTGAATGGCTTGTCAGCCCTGACTGACTGCCGCAAACTTTCCCGCACTTCGGGCAAATAAACTCTTTTTTCGTTGGAGTAAGAGTATCAAGAGTATCAAGAGTATCACCCGGCGAATTGATTAAATGATTATAAAACACCGCAGGAGGCTCCGTTTTCTCCGGCGTAGGTTTTACTGTCCCGTAGGATTTTATAGCGTCCTGCGCTTCCTGCAAGCACGACGGGCATATCAAAACAGTATCCCCGAAGTCACGCGCTTTCGATATTGTGTATGATTCAATGTTCCTGCACCCTTTGACCGCGCATTTTCTTTTGATTTTCTTTACGTTCATGTTAATAATATCTCCTTTGACTTATTTTAGGTTTTAATAATTTATTTTTTAACTCTCTTAAAACATCAGCTTCCGTCCTCTCTTTTTTCACGACCGGCGCGTGTATCCAGTAAACGCAAAAATACCTTAAAGCGTCGGGAAGATGGGTTATTTCATGCGGCTGCGTCATGCAATCGTTAGGATTTCTCCCGTCCCTCTGCAACGCCGTCAGGCACTCAATCAACTCCGGACACGTTTTGAATATATACAGGCGTTGTTGTTTTAACAATTCTTTTATATACAGCCAGCCCGCCTCACGGTTGCTGTTAGATTTCACAAGCGGCAGACCGTTTTCGGTGAACAAATCCGCTTTACTTTTCCCTGATTCCTGCGATCTCGCCCACAAATCCGGCGGGGCCAACGTTGACGTTATTGATCCGTCATATAACCCGACTATCTCCTTACTCCCGTCGCTTATAACTTTGTCCGGCTCTGCGTATTCCTTAATAACATAATAATTGCCGAGTTCGTCGACCGCAAACCACAGGCAGGCGAAACAGTCCAAACCGTAGTCGATCGCCCTGTATATTTTCCAATGCGGCTGTATCTCTATCGGGTCTATCGTGTGTGTATTCCTGTCAAACTCGTTGAAATACTGCCCCGCCATAACGTCCCAGTCTCCCAACAGCCACGCCTCGCGCAACCCTGCGGGCAAATTCTCAAGCTGGCTGACATAACCCGGATTTTTTTGCATAAGCGCCTTATTATCATATACGTTCGCCGGGATAAAATAATAATCGTCGGGATTTTCGTCCCCCTGATATTTTCTCTCTATAAACAGCCGCTTGACCCATGCGTGGCCTATGTTGCCGGGGTTCGTCGTAAGATACATGCGTTTCGGGAAATCATTCACTCCGCGCAGACACGCCGTCAAAGTCTGATACTGATACTCTGTAAAATGCGTCGCCTCGTCTATGAAGATAATGTCGTATTCCTGCCCCTGATATAGATTGACGTCGCTTTCGTTGGCGCAGTGGCCGAGTTTGATTATGGAGCCGTTTTTAAATTTGAATATCTTTTTGTTATCCGTATATTTAGCCCTTCCGAGTAATTCTTTTTGTAAAGTATGTATATGATTCTGTTCCAGCTCAACAAAAGTCCGGCGCATTATTAATATGCGAATACCGTCAAACCCCATAGCAAGTATGATCGCCTTTTTCTGCACGGCCCAGCTCTTACCGCCGCCTCTCGCCCCGCCATACGCAACGTATTTTTGTTCAGCCATGAAAAATTTCCACTGCTGCGGGTTTATATACGATAAATCTATATCCTTACCTGACAAACTGTTTCACCTCGTCCGGCAGTATAAACGAAACATTTTCCGTACTCTCCCCCTGCGCCAACGCCCGCTTGTCGTATAGCGTACCGATCGCCGTTGTTATTTCCCCTATTTTATGCACCTGCAACACGCGGATTTTAGACACAAGCCGGCTTTTCTCGTCTTGCGACAGTTCTTCTTTGTCAGACGAATATATTTCATCTATCAGCAGGTCAAGCGATTCTTCGTGCTTTATCGCTATATCAAAACGCTTGTTTAGCAGCTTAAGTCCTTTATTGATGATTTCCGTGGATTTCTCTGCAAAATCTTCTTTTTTTAGGGCGCATACTTCCGCAAACTCTTTCTTGTTTCGGTTCTCTTTTACAATTTTCCTGACAGTCGATTCAGGTATTTTCAACGCCCGCCCGGTCTCCGCGTAATTTTTCGTCAGGGCATACGAGACCATAATATTATATATAGTTTGATTATCTAATTTTGTCCCCCGCGCCATAAAACCACCCAAATAAAACGAATTTAAACGAACAATACCCGAACGGAGTTCGGGACTCGTTCCAGTTCGTTTATTAACATACAAAACCGCCCGGCAATCCTGCCCGGCGGCTTAATTTTAACTTATATATGATTTTCCATATTAGTATTATATCATAAAAAAGCGGCGTGTGCGTGATGATTTGCAAAAATTATATTTTTTTTTGATTTAATAAATAAAAAAACTTTTTTCTGAGGTTATAGAACTTCTGTCTGCCGCACGGGACTTGTATGTCATAAGCCTCCATTATCGCCCGTATCTGCTCATATGTCGCCCCTGTCGTCACGTTGTCGATCAGCATTTTGTATATGCCCCCGTCCGTTTCAAGCGCGGTCTGCTCTATCAGCTCGCAGTTACGCGCCAGACTCGCTCTCTTCAACGCTTTGTTTGCCGTCGGATCGGAGTACCGCCCGTTGGTCTCCGCATATGCTATGCTCCCGCTCCCGCCGCCTGACTGCGTTATCTCGTCTATTTTTCTTTTAAATTCCCAATATCTCAGACAAAAATGATAAAGCTCCCAATAGGCGTGATCGCTTATCTTGTATTTCCCGTTATATTTTCCCATTTGACAATTCCCCCGCATTATGATATAATGGTATCATACTCGAACAAAGTTCGAGATATAGGCGGAAGAGAAATCTTTCGCATTTATTACTACTCTCTTAATAGCGGCGGGGGCCAGAATGTACGCATTTCGTTCACGGCCCCCGCCGTTTTTTGCCGCTAAGCCAACGCTTTAAATTGCTGTACATCGCCAAACTTTTCTGCGCCATTGCTTTACTTCGCCCCGCGTGACCCAGCCAATACGACGCTTCTTTGCCATGCCAACGCTGCGCTCAGCCTTACGCCGCCTTACCCTGCCGTTGCTTTGCCATGCGTCGCCGCACAGTTCCGTGCCTATGCCTTTCCTTGCTTAACATTGCACTCTCTATACATTGCTTCGCTACATCGCTATACCCTCGCCGCTGCTTTGCCATACGCCGCCGCACAGTTCCATGCCCCGGCTGTTCAATACTGTGCCGCGCCCAACGCCGCGCTGCTGCGCCATTGCATGGCCATGCCGCGCCAGACACAGCCAAAACCTTGCCAAACTACTCAATACTCGGCTGTGCCCACGCTGTACCAATGCTAAACATCGCCACGCCGCGCCCTGCCGATACTTCGCCGCTCCATTGCTTTACTGCGCTTTACGTTACTGAGCAACGCCGTTACCATGCAATCCTTGCTTTGCTTCGCTATGCTTTGCCAATGCACTTTAATGCAGCATATAGCCACGCCATCACGGAGCAAATCTTCGCCCCACTTTACTTTGCCAAAACGCCACAATACGTCGCCATCTGTGCCATGCCATAACTTCGCGTTATCAGGCTATAACCGATATATTGGCCCTGCCTTTGCCCGAATTGCGCCACTGCATAAAACCCTTGTCCGCCGCATACGGCAATAGTTCCAAAACCAAATCCCCGTACTTCTCGTCGTACAGCTTGATCTGGAAATCGAACCATGCTCCGGCGGGGACTGTTTCGCTGTTTGCGAGCGTCACCCGTTCGCCCTGCGCCGTTTGCGCTCTCAGCGGACGTTGGCAGCTGCCGACGAGTCCGTCCTCAGCTCCGTCGTAATTCAAAGGGATTTTGCGCGGGTAAACGAAAACGCAATCGGTCAATATCTTTATGTACGCCTTTGTTTTCGCCGTTTCCGACCCGCTTACCCTTGCCATAGCGCGGGCCGCTTCTTTTAGGAAGCCTTTGATCTGATAGTCCCAGACAAAAGGCTGTCCGTTCGGCAATCGCGGGAATATGGTTTTTGATTTTTCGATTTCGGCTTCCACACCGATTGCCGCAACTTCCTCCTCGCGGCTTGGAGCGTCCGGGGCGAGCGAACCGATGTATTCGTCGTGTATAGCCGGATCGGACGCGCACGTCCCCAGCAGCTCCTCTAAAAGTTCTGCGCGACAGTTAATAAATTTCATAGTTTTCCCCCTAATTTATATTTATATAATCTTTTTTGTGCTAATATATATAGCCTTTGATATTTTATATCCGTCGTTTTCCGGCAGATTTTCAATATGTTTTGCCAGTCTGTCGATATATCCATCGTCTATTTCAGATATATCCCTGTTGATTTTGAGCGTCATGATTGTCGGCGATTTCGGCACCCATTCAAAGCTTTCTATACCTAAATCGCAGGCTTGGACAAATCTGTTCAATGCCGGAATTGTGTATGTGAGTTTGTATTTTATTTCAACCATAATTTCCCTTTCATCACTTAAAACGGCAATTCATCTTTTTCATACGTAAAATGTTGTACCGTAACATCTGCTTTTTTCATTTCGCATATCGGCATAACCACATAAAAGTTGCGCCCGGGATTTTCTCTCGCCAACCTCTCCGCTTCTTTTTCCGCCGATTCGATTGTGCTGTGTT